CCAGCGAATCAATGTATTGTTCGAACTCACATTGAACGTCGGGGGGAATGCCAAATTTGGCAAACACAAGGTCGCGAGTGCTGTCAAGAATTGGACGTGCGAGAGGTTGCACCTCAAGGGATCGGAGAAGTTTCTCACGCTCCCATGAGCCGCAGCGCGCACTCTCAAGCACGCGTCTGGTCTGTGGGATAGAGGCCTTGGGAGTAATTCGAAGACCATAAAGTGACAAGGACTGGAGAATTGGATGGCCAGGGTATTGGGCTAGCAAAGAATTGGCTTTGGCGTGCAACAAGCACTCAAGAACTGAAGTCTTTGCAAACGTATACTGACTGGAAGCCCAACCAAACTTCAACATCATCTTTATTGGGTCTGTGACATTAACCCCATCTCGCTCATTGGAAATAAGACCACAGAAAGAGGCCTCTGACAATTCGTTGTGGATTACCAACTTAATCGTCATACCGAGTGCGAGGTACTGCTCGGTAGTAGGCACCCTACCATCGACAGCAAAAATGCCGTCGTCCCCTTCAACGAATCCATCATATGTCGAACCATTGACGAAGCAGAGATAGTCGAATAAGAGGAGATTGAACCAACCATTCCCCAAGGAAGTGGTCATCTCACCAGACATTCTGGCATCAATGCACATAGTGGCTCCAAATGTGGATACGAATCGGGGCTGATCAACGACTTCATCAAACATACGCATGAAGTAATCGTGGTCAGGGAGATGTTGGGACATATAATCGAGAAGCATACGTTCGGGCATCTTATGCGTATGATCAAAGTGTGACTCAAACGCAGTGTAATCCGTTTCAACGTATTTACCGCCGGGGCGGTACAACCGATCTTGAATTGTTCTGGCACGATCAGAATCTGGGACGTGCTTAATAAATTGAGGAAGTTCGAACACCTTCTTCTCAATTTGGTGAACAATAGGCCCAAACATGGTCTTAAATTCATCAGTGGTGGAGAAAATCCCACGCGCTGGCTTGAACTCACCGTAAGTCTCCTTCTTAGCGAATCCTTCGACCTTAGAAATATTAGGATCGTCAAAGGGGAGATAATTGTCCTCATACTTACGAGTGAGCTCGTCACGGCGCCACGCTGGATATGGGGCGTTTGCAATCCAGTGTTCAAATGACACATCAGTGTCTGGAGGAAGCGGACTCAGCCACTCGTGCAGCCGCTTTTTAATGTGACCCGGGAAACCCGCCCACAACCTCGCGTCCATAGTAGGCAAAGCACGGCCAACACGAACAAAGATACCATTGACCAATGTAAGTGGGTCATGCGTGTCTGGATGGGGTGGAACTGCCCCAACCACAGGGATGCCAAGCGAGACCATCTCTGGGCGCCGAATAGCCGCAACTCCGGCGCGAAGCTTAACGACCAGGTCTGGCTTGACATCAACAGGCTCTTTCAACGCGACCTCTCCAACTCTGTAACCCCAGGCACACGTCCGCGTAGTAACGCATCCTGGGGTCGGGGAAAATCCGCCAGGCGCAACACGGAAGAATTGTTGTGGGGGTCAATAGAGTGGAGGTTGCGAATGATGGCACATACTGCGGCAGTGTTATCAGCGATGTTGCCAAATCGTGGAGAGTCGAAAAATCGATTTGCAACGAAGGAGGCACGACTGAAAAACGCACTTAGTGCCCGAGCCTCATCAGCAGGAGACTTAGACTCAATACGAGGATTACTCAACCCATGCTCGAGAAGTACCAAATC